TGCTGGGAAAGAAGAAGAGGAAGAAATAGAAGAAGAAGCAGAAGATCTTACAGAAGTATTACGTTTAATCAATGACTTAAGAAGGGATATTCCAGATATTCCTGAAATTAAGTATTATGATGATGAACTAAAACAACTCTCTGAGCAAGTTGAACAGATTAGGGAGAGTGTTCCAGAAGTAAAAGATTATGACGCAGAAGTAGAAGCAATATGCGAACAGATTGATGTTGTCAGGGAATATGTTTCCACATTACCTGAAATAAAGCATTATGATGAGCAAATAATTTCTTTAGAAGATAAGGCTGAACTTCTTAAACAGGAGATCATTAATCTTCCTGAAATAAGACATTATGATGATGATCTTAATACTTTAAGAGAAGAAGTTAGAAAAGAAATTTGGGATATTAAAAATACTACTATTCCAGATTTTAAATGGATTGGTAATACTTTTGATGTAGTCCATGAGAACTTTGAAACAGTTCAGGGAAACCTAGGAGATCTGAAAGATAAGTTAGATCACGATATTCAAAATTTAGCAGAAGATCTTGATACTAAGGACTTTGAAAAAAGAGTTGAAATTAAAGAAATTCAAGAGAATTTAAAAGAAACAAAAGATAAAATATATGATGAATTAAAAGAGACTGCTGTAAAAATATGGGAACATCGTGATCAGTTCAAAGATGATGATAGAAAACTAAAAAAATTCGTCTTAGGAAAATTTGAGGTTCTTAGAAAGAATGTCGATGAACAGATAGGGGAATTTAATAATAAGAATGTTGAATCTCAAAATGTTATTACAGAGTCTCTTAGGGAATATTTTGATACTCTAAAGGGTGATATTGATAACTTACCAAAAGTAAGATATTATGATGAAGATATTATTAGATTAAAGAAGAGTATTTCAGAATTAACTGAAGACAACTCACTTAATATTAAAGAACTTTATAGAATTGTTGAAGATTTACAAGAAACCCAACATGAATTACAGGAAGGTTTTTTAGCCCAACCTCCAAGTACTGATAATTCTGATCCTCTTACTCCTTTAGATCGTAAAGCAACAGACTTTGAACAATTAGCACAGAAATATCGTTTATTTACTAATAGAGTTGAGGATCAATTAGCATCCTTAGGTGGAGGTGGTGCTCGCGTTATAACGGACCTTGAAGATGTTGTTTTAGGTTCTGGAGCAAATATTGGTATTCAGACAGAAGGTTGGACTATAGGATGGAGCACTGCACGTAGTAGATTTGAACCATCCGCAGGAGGTGCTGTAGGTGCTGCGGGAACTTGGACAGTTGATTCTGTTGGTGTAAGTACTAGTAAAAAGGTGGGTATTGGAACCACTCAGGCAAAATCCGATTATCATTTGTATGTCCAAGGTGATGGATTCTTTACTGGTAGTGTCACTGGTTTAGGAACCATTCATTTCAATGATGTAACTCATGTAGATTCGACTGGTATTAGCACATTCCAAGATGGTATTAATGTAACAGGTGGTGGAATTGGAATAGGAACTACTAATAGAAGACATCCATTAGTTGTTGGTAATCCCGGAGCTGCTGGAACCAGTGTTTTAATTCACGGTGATACAAGAATTGTTGGTGTTCTTACAGTAGGTGAATCTTCTATTACTATAGATGGAACTACTAATACCATTAATATTGGTGATGAAGATGTTACTATAACCAATTCTCAGATTACTATTGGTGAAAACGTATCTATATCTGCTACTGCTACTGGTATTAACTCTGCACCGAACGTTTATTATGTTGCTAAGGATGGTGCGGATACAAATAATGGAACATCAATTGATAATGCATTCTTAACCATTTCTGCTGCGGTTGGTGCTGCTTCATCTGGATATACTATTAAAGTTCTTTCTGGAAACTATCAGGAAAGTAATCCTATTGAAGTTCCTGCATATGTCTCTATTGTTGGGGATGATCAAAGAACTGTAAACGTTAGTCCAAGTACACCTACTAAAGATATTTTCCATGTAAGAAAAGGAACTAAGTTATCAAATATGACCTTTAAGGATCATCTTAGACCTGCAGCTGCGGTAGGATTCCCAACTACTGAAATTGCAGAGAATGTGGGTGGTGGAGCATGGAAAGGACCTTATATTCAGAATTGTACAAGTAGCACAACTACTGGAACTGGTATTTACATTGATGGGGATCAGGCACGTTTATTGAAAGCAATGAACGTTGATGCTTTCACTCAATATAATCAGGGTGGTGTAGGTATTGCTGTTACTAATAATGGATTTGCCCAATTAGTTTCTGTATTTACTATTTGTTGTGATAAAGCAATTACTTGTCATACAGGTGGTCAAGCAGATGTTGCTAATAGTAATTGTAGTTTTGGAACATATGGTTTAGTTGCTAATGGTCTTAGTGACCTCCAATATTCTGGTATTGTTACATCGACAGCTGCTATTTCTCAGAAAGAAGCAATAATTAATATAAACACGGATGAGTATACTATTTCAGGAGTTGATTATACCCATAGCACAGGTATTGCTACTATTACTACCACTGCTGCACATAACTTTAAGGTAGGAATGGGAGTTACTTTAGCGGGTATTGGATTTACTTGTGATTATGGTGGTAAGACGTATCCTTATAGAAGACCTTTTGTATTTGATGTAGAATCGATTCCAGCTGCTACTAAATTTAAAGTTAATCTTGGTATATCAACAGTAGCACATTATTATGCAGGTGCTGGTGCTACTGCAGGAACTGCAAAGATTGAAGTAGATAGACCTTATGATGGACAGTTAGTTTATTTTGATACTCTTTATGAACAGGTAACAAAGATTACTATGACGAATAAGGGAAGTGGATATACTTCTACTCCTACTGTTACTATTGATGCTCCTGGTGGACCAAGTGGAGAGACTGCTACTGCATATGCTACAGTAGAAAATGAAACGGTTGATTCTATTACTATTATTAGTAGTGGAAGTCAATACACAGAAACTCCTGATGTTACTATTAGTGGAGGAAGTGGTTCTAATGCAGCTGCAACGGCAACCATGTATCCAATATATTATAAAATAAATAGTTCAACTCCAGTAATATCTGGAATTACTACATTAACTCTTGATAGTAATTTACTTAATGCTGTTGGTGTTGGTTCTACTGCCTATTTTGCACAAGCAAGTAAAATCATTGCTAGTTCTCATACATTTGAATATGTAGGTGCTGGTAATAATATTACAGAAGCTACTCCAAAACGTGGGGGAGTTACAATTCAAGCAAATGAAGTTCTTACAGAATCTGGTGGATTGGTTCTTTACACAAGCACAGACCAATCAGGTAACTTTAGAATAGGTGATGATTTACAGATTAATCAAAGTAGTGGTACAATTAGTGGAAGATCCTTCTCGAAGAGTTTATTTAATGAAATGACACCCTTTATCCTAGCACTCAGTTAAAATGGCATTAGCACTTAATAGATTTAAAACATATACTGCTACACTTACTACAGGTGGTGCAACAATATATACGGCTCCCACTGGGTATACTGGGATTATTTTGTATGCTCATATAACCAATTATGGTTCATCAGCAACAACACTTACAATGTCTCATGTAAGAAGTAGCACAACTACTCAAATTATTAAGGAGGCAAATGTTCCTGTTAATGATGCCTATATTCCTTTGGATGGAAAATTAGTTTTGGAAACTAGTGATTATGTTACTGCTAGTGCTGGTGCTAATACTACTTTGAAAATTCTTGTTTCTGTATTGGAGACTGCTAATGCCTAGACTTCTGAGCATAGTTAATAGTAATGGTGCCATCGGTATTAAAAGCGATGGTACAAAGGTTGGTGATGCCACGCAGATTAATATTCAGAATAGAAATATAACTCCGGTTTCATCTGGAATAGCAACACTTACAACGGATCCTTTAACTATTGTAGGGTTATGAAAAACTTTAATTCTTTTATAGAAGAAGCAACTGAAGCAAAGAAATGTCCAGAGGGAGAATATTGGTGTCACACTGATAAGAAATGTAAAAAAATTCCTAAAGGAAAGTCCATAGGTCCAGGAGGTTGGTTAAGATCAGGACATTCGTATAATCATAGTGGAAACGGTAATGGGTCCAATAACGGTAACGGAAATGGCAATGGCCATTCTGGCAATGGTAACGGTGGCAACGGCAACGGCGGTGGTGGCAATGGTGGTGGAGAATGATGACTAAATTTAGTATAAGTAAAAAAGGATTGGTAAACGGGAAGGAGTTATTTAATGACGAATCTCCCCAACAATACGCAAGAATTGCTGTACATAGTGTATTAGAAGAGTTGGGTATCAAAGTAGAAGAGGAATGGGAGATGGACGATAATTCAATTGAACTAAGGGTAGCACGTTAAATTTCCTAAATATTAGTGTGAAGTTATCTAAATTTAATGAAATCTTTTGCAAAATACTGCGATGAAAGTATTACCATAGAGGATGCTGATGGCAATCTTTATGCGGAAGTAATTGACATTATTAAGCCAGAACCTTTAAAGGTTCCACAATCAAATATCTATTACGAGGATCCAATCGATGAATCCATTCGTATTCCATCCAAAACAGGAAATATAATAACTGTCTATTTGGCTTGGCGGGGAAGTAGTTATAACATTCAAATGTTTTTCCCCCAAGTCTCCAAACCATCCCGCAAGTCAGTACAGGATCAGCTGCAGAAAGTCTATCCAGGTGCTAAGCTGTGGGGCTACCAAGTATCGGACCATGACCCAGGAGAACCACTCCTCCAAGTCGGAGGATCAAGATAAGAAAGAAATTGAAGAATTGAAAAAGAAAGCAGAGAATCTACAAAAAATGCTAAACCTTACCTTAGATCATGAAAAGAATTTAGCAAAATTACCAACAGGACACGAAAGATTTGGTAAATATGAAATGACTTAGGAGATTATTATGGATCATGAAATTTATCTTGGCAATCCCAATTTAAAAAAAGCGAACACTCAGGTCGAATTCGATCAAGAGCAGATTATTGAATATGTAAGATGTAAAAATAACCCCGTTTATTTTGCCAAAAATCATGTAAAGATTGTTACTCTTGATGAAGGATTAAAAAGTTTTGAACCTTATGATT